CCCTGCCGCTGGGGTCCCTGCTGCGCCATCACGTGGTGGGGGACCTGGGCCAGGCCTGAAAATATTTTTTTTGCCGGGGGCTTGCGCCCCTGGATTTTTTTAGACTAAAATTCAGGCGTCGGGCAATTCCGCCCGGCGCAACTTCAGAAAGCGAGAAAGCAAAATGGCACACATGATCGACACCACCACCGGCCGCGCTGCAATGGCATACGCTGGGCAAACCCCCTGGCATGGCCTGGGCCAGGCACTGACCCCCGGCGCGTCAATCGAAACCTGGACCCGTGAAGCCGGCCTAGGCTATACCGTCCTGGAATCCCCCGTGCGGTACGATTCCCCGGCCGCCAGCGAGCCCCAAACCTGGCCGGCGCGCAAGGTCCTGCACCGGTCCGACACCGGCGCGCCCCTGGCCGTGGTTTCCGATTCCTACCACGTGGTGCAACCTGGCCAGGTGATGGATTTTTTCCGCCAGCTCGTCGAGCTCGGGGGCTTTCAGCTCGAAACGGCCGGGGCCCTGAGCGACGGCCGCCGGGTGTGGGCCCTGGCCAGTGTGGGCGACGCGGCCCCCGTGGTTTCCCGGGACCTGGTCAAGCCCTACCTGCTGCTGGGCACGTCCTACGACGGGACCATGGCCACCGTCGCGAAATTCACCGCGATTCGCGTGGTGTGCAATAACACCATCACGGCCGCCGTCGGCGGATATTCCGCCGGCCGCGTGATCAAGGGCGAGACCGAGCAAAGCCTGGGTTACCTGAAATCGGCCGTGCGGGTTTTGCACTCCGAGCGATTCGACGCCGACGCCGTGCGCCTGCAGCTCGGGATCGTGGCCGGTGCCTGGGAATCGTTCCTGGTGCAGTCCCGCCAGCTCGCCGACGTGCCCATGGGCCAGGCCGACGCCGACGAATTCCTGGCCGAGCTGCTGGCCCCGTACCACACCAGCGCGAAGCCCCTGCAGGAAAGCAAAGCCTACCGCCAGGTGCTGGCCCTGTTCAATGGCCAGGCCATCGGGTCGGACCTGCCCGGCGTGGCCGGCACCCGGTGGGCCATGCTTAACGCCGTGACCGAGCTGGTGGACCATGCGCGCGGCCGCTCGAACAATACCCGGATCGAGTCGGCTTGGTTCGGTGCCGGTGCTGCCCTGAAAGCCCGGGCCGCCGAGCTGCTGGCCGCCGACCTGGTGGGGGCTTGATCATGCGCATGCAACAGGTCGCCGTCGCCGTTTTCAATGATCGGACCACCGAGCCCGCCCGGGCCGCCGCCCTGGCCGCTTTCACGGCCGGGGCCACCTGGGACGGGGCCGTGCAGCGCCTGCTGCCGGCCGTGTTCGCCGAGCTGCGGAAACCGATCTACACCGGGGTGCAGTTTGACGACACCGCCTGGACCGCCGCCGCCGAGCTGCTAGAGCTGGAGCTGCAGCACGCAATCGACACCCGGGCCGCTGCCGCCTGAGCTGCAGCGCCTGGTCCCCGAGCCCGCCCTGGTGGCGGGCTTTTTTTTCGCCTGGCCGCCGGGGGCTTGCGCGCCCTGGATTTTTTGCCCTAAAATTGAGTCCCCGGCATGGGGCCGGGGGAAACCCTTCAGAAAGCGAGAAAGCGATGCACCCTCAAGTTATCGACCTGCAGTCCCTGGCCATGGGCCAGGCTTACGACTTCACCCAGTACGGCCCGGTTCACCATGGCGACGTGCTGCTGGTGTCCGACGGCGTGGCCGTGCTGGATCGTGCCTGGCCCGTGATGGTGTCCGGCCGCTCCGACGTGTTCCACCGCCTGGCCGACGGTGTCACCTGGGCCGAGTACCTGGCCGAGCTGGCCACCGACAAGGCCGCCCGCCTGGCCGCCGGCCTGGAGCTGGCCGAGCTGCCCGCCGACGTGCTGGCCGCCCGTGCGGTGGACTTCGCCGACCTGCTGCCCGACGTCGACGCCGACCTGGTCGGGGGTGCAGCATGAGCCGGCCCGCTGCAGTGGTGGGCCGCCTGGTGCAGGTGCAGGCCCTGCAGGGTATCGGCAAGGTTCGCGTCGGGTTCGACGCCGACTGGTCCGAGTACCGCGTGCAGGCCTGGAACGCCGACGGCCGCCTGGTGAGCGAGTACCACACCGACGACAAGGCCGACGCCCTGGACACCGCCGCCGCGATCCTGGAACGCCTGGCCGGCCCGACCGCCGACCAGGTGGCCGCCGTGGCCGCTTTCGCCACCAGGCACGGCCGGACCTGGCGCGCCGACCTGGCCGCCGCCTGGTTATCCGGCCGCGACGCCACCGAGCCCGACGGCCACCTGCTGCGCCAGGTGCGGAACCGGTTCGGGCCCGCCTGGCTGCGCGACGTCACCCGGGCCGACCTGGGCCTGAGCTGACCCCGACCAGGCCGCCCCCGGCCGATCCGAGCCCGCCCTGGTGGCGGGCTTTTTTGGGCCTGGTATCGCACGCCGGGGCCTATTTATGCCGATTTTGCATAACCCCATGCCCTGGCCGTGGCCGGCCGAACCTGCCCCCTGGTGCCGGCCGCCTGAGCCCCGATCCGTGGCCGGTGTATCGCACGCCCTGGCCCCCGATCCGTGGCCCGAGCTGCGCCGGCCAGGTGCCCGAGCTGCGCCGGCCAGGTGCCCGAGCTGCGCCGGCCAGGCCCCCGGGCCGTGCTACCTGGTGCGCACCTGGTGGGCCGCCGGCCGTGGTCCCTGGGCCGTGGCCCGCGTGCCTGGTGGCCGGCCGCGTGCTACCTGGTGCGCGCCCTGGTGCGCCTGGTGCCTGGTGCGCGGCCCCCGATCCCGGCCACCTGGTGGCCGATCCGTGGCCCCCGGCGCGTGCGCCCTGGTGGCCGCCGGCCGTGGCGCGTGCGCCTGGTGGCGTGCGCCCTGGTGCGCGGTCCCCGGTGCCCGGTCCGGGTCCCCTGGCCCACGGCGCGCGGACCCCGGGTGGGGTGGCCGGGCCCAAAAAACGGGCCGGGTCGCGGCTGGCGAAGGCCTTGGCCCGGTTTTACACAGTCAGTCGTGCGCCGAACAGTTTCACGGGTCCCTATCCCAGAATCCGAAGGTTTCACGTGAAACCTTCCCAGAAACAGGCCCCCTTTGATCAACTTGTCAACTCGTGCGAAAATTTCTCGCAATCCAAAAGCAAATGGCCCTATGCAAAGTTCTGTCCCTGATGATGTTGAAGCCGAGCGCCTGAGGCTCGAATACCGACTCGCGCAACTGCAGACGCAGGAGCGAGCGAGGACTCACTTCGTCGATTTCGTGCGCTACGTCTGGCCCGAGGCGATCTTGGGCGCGCACCATGAGAAGATGGCCAAGGCCTTTGACCGGATCGCCAATGGCACGCTCAAGCGCCTGATCATCAACATGCCGCCCCGGCACACGAAGTCTGAGTTCGCGTCCTATCTCCTGCCTGCGTACCTCATGGGTAGGGACCCGCGAACCAAGGCCATTGAAGCAACGCACAACAGCGAGCTCGCCGTGCGCTTTGGCCGCAAGGTCCGTGATCTGATGGACCAGACGACCTACAAGGAGCTCTTCCCCGAGGTGAGCCTGAAGCAGGACTCGAAGGCTGCCGGCCGGTGGGACACGAACCGTGGTGGGGAATACTTTGCTGTCGGTGTCGGCGGCGCGATGACCGGTCGCGGCGCGGACGTCTTGATCATCGACGACCCGCATTCCGAGCAGGATGCTCTGTCGGACCTGGCTTTGGACAACGCGTGGGAGTGGTACCAGGGCGGTCCTCGCACTCGTCTGCAGCCGGGCGGAGCCATCGTGGTGGTGATGACCCGGTGGGGCACCAAGGACATGACGGCCCGCTTGATCAAGGCCCAGTCCTCGCACAACGCTGACAAGTGGGAGGTCATCGAGCTGCCTGCCATCATGCCCTCGGGTAAACCCCTATGGCCAGAGTTCTGGAAGCTCGAAGAGCTCTTGGCGGTCAAGGCGTCGCTGTCGGTGCAGAAGTGGAACGCGATGTACCAGCAGCAGCCCACGAACGACGAGGGCGCGATCCTGAAAAGGGAGTGGTGGCGCGTGTGGCCACACACTGAGCCGCCGCTGGTGAACTACATCATCCAGACCATGGACACGGCCTACTCGAAGAAGGAGACGGCGGACTTTTCTGTCATCACGACCTGGGGCGTTTTTTACCTCAATGAGGACTCGGGGGCCAACATCATCTTGCTGGACGTCAAGCGCGGGCGCTGGGATTTCCCTGAGCTCAAGCGTGTGGCCAAGGAGCAGTACGAGCACTGGCAGCCAGACAACCTCTTGATCGAGGCCAAGGCAACGGGCACCCCGCTGCAGCAGGAGCTGCGCCGGATGAACATCCCGGTGACGATGTACTCACCGGGCGGGCGCAAGGCGGGCACGGACAAAGTCTCACGGGCCAACTCTGTCGCCCCGATTTTGGAGTCGGGCATCGTGTGGGCACCGGACACGGACTGGGCCGAGGAGCTTGTTGAGGAATGCGCGGCCTTTCCCAACGGGGACAACGACGACATGGTGGACGTCACCACCATGGCGCTCATGCGCTTTCGGCAAGGCAACTTCATCAGCTTGCAGACCGATGACAACACGGACAGCGCCAGTCACAGAGACCTTGTCCCCGAGTACTATTGAGGAATAAAATCTCCCTCAACTATCTACTTGGCAGGGGCACCATGCAAGATCAATATCTTCCCAGCGGAACCGGCGATGATTCGCTGGATACCCCTGTCGATTTGAATGCTGCGCAACCCGTGCAGCATTTTGCTTTTGGGGGCATCGCGAATCCCGGCCAACGGCCCATGCTGCGCGGTTCAGATCGCGAGTATCTGGAGGCGCGGCAGAAAGAGTTCGATGCCTTTGAGAAACAGCGCCTGGCTTACAACGATGCGCTGACCAAATGGCAGACCGAGGTCTACAACCCGTACAAGACGCAGGTCGATGCGTACAACACTGCCGCGCAGAAGTACAACACGGAAGTCTACGATCCGTACAAGACGCAGGTCGATGCGTACAACGCAGCGCTGACCAAGTACAACGAAGAGGTCTACAACCCGTACGCGACGCAGTATGCGGCGTACGAGAAGGCGGTCAACGATTGGAACGCAGGCAGCCGTGAGAGCGACTACGCGGGCCCTGCAGCACCGACCTTGGCGCGCAACTTCGAGATGACGATGCCGACGCAACCGCAGGCGTTTGGCATGACCGCGCCCACGGCACCGGAGGACTTTAAGGGCACAGCTCCTGTCCTGCCGTTTAAGGAAGAGGAGATCATCAAGTACCAGCAGGAAGCAGCGGGCCGTGCTCAGAAAGATGCGGGCCAGCGCGCGTTGGCGCTTGAAGTGGTAAGCAATCCTGAACAGTTCAACTTCGGTTCCATGTCCGTGGCCAACCGATTCATGGCCAAGGGAGGTCCTGTGGAAAAATCAGCTCGTGAGATGTTGGCTGAGGTAGAAGAGCCTCAGGAAAATGCGGCGCTCATGCGCATGCTCTCTGAGGTGGAATCCGGCAGCAAGATGGATCGCGAGGCGATCTTGGCGGCCGTGGAGAAAGTCGCTGCCGCAGGCCGTGGCGGCGACGAGCTCCTGGCCTACTTGTCGCCCGAGTCGATGACTGCGCTCAAGCGCATGGGCGGCGCGGGAACCATCAATCCTGCCACCGGTCTGCCCGAGTTCAAGGGCGGCGTGATCGGTCGGATCAGCCGTGGCATTCGCGGCATCTTTGGCCGCAGCTCGCGCCCGCAGGCTGCTGTGCAGCAAGACGGTGGCGCAGCCGCTCCTGTCCAAGCCGCGCCGGCCGCGCCCCAGCAGGTGGAGCAGGCCAAGGCACCTCCCACGGCAGCGGAGCTCTTGAAGTCGGTGGACACAGCAACCGCCACACGTGAGACTGAGGAACAGCGCCTGGCCCGTGAGCGTGCAGCGTTGGCCGCGCAACAGGGCGCAGTGTCCGCCAACCAGCAGGTGGCGGGAAACACTTCCCGGCCCAACGTGCAACTGCCGATGTCGGAAGCGGCCAACCGCACCACCGCTCCTGTGCAGATGGGCGGCTCGGCTCCGGCCAGCAATCTGCCTGCCGGCGTGTACCCGGACAACTTTGTCGGACCGCTGCCGCCTGGGGCCAAGCGCCAGAGCGAGGTGGCCCGTGATCCTCAGGTCGCGGCCGCGCTCAGTCTGATGTACCGCAGCCACACGGGCGGCGCGCCCACGGCGGAGTTTGACCGCATGGGCGGCTACGATGCCGTCTCCCGCCTGGCGGCCTCGGCTGGCCACAGCGCCACACCCCAGTGGATCGCGGGCTACGAGCAGTCGATGGGCATGCCTGAGAGCGAGTACACCAAGCGCAACAAGCAGTTCCTGACCACCGCTGGCGGCATGCTGTCGAGCTTGCCCAAGTCCACGATCAACCTGGGCGGCCCGGCGGCGTCAACACCCGTCGCGCCGATGCCGATCAGCGGCGGCCGGATCAACGTATCGCAGCCCACGGCTCCCACTCCGGGCGCGGGGCTCATTCAACGCCCGACAACGCCCGGCTTCATGCCGATGGACCCGGAGTTCCTGCGCAACATCGGCCGCTACGACCCTGTCACGCAGCGCCAGATGATCGAAGAGCGCGAGCGCGACATGGGCCTTCGGCCGCGACCCCCGGTCGATCCCAACCTGCCCGACGTCAGCGACACCTTCCGGGATGTTGGTCGGGTCTACCTAGACAACCCAACGCCGGACTACACCCAACGCGGCGTGGGCTCGGTGGGCAACATCGGTGGCATCACCATCCGTGGCCCGGCGACCCCAGGCGCAATGCCCGACTTCGGCAGCCCACGGACCCCGGGCCAGCAAGCGAGCAGCCCGAGCAACTTCTTCGGCTTGAATCAGCCTGCCGCGCCGGGCATGAACCCTGGCACGGTAAGCACGCCGTACAACCCCTTGGCCATGTACCAAGGACCATCGCCCGTGCAGGCCATTGCCAACAACCCCAACCTCTCGCCGCAGATGCTGGGTGGACAGCAGAACGCCGGGATGATGACCGACCGCTTGGGCAACCGCATCTACGCTCCTGGCACGCCTCCCTTTGGTTTTGCCAAGGGCGGTGAGGCGGACATCGCCGCCATGCGTGCGCTGGTGGACGCGAGCAACATGGCTGAGTCTGAGGACCAAGAAGAGGTCATCAACACTGATCCTGTGGGCAGCGCCAAGGGCATGCTCAGTGAGCTGATGGCGCAGGAGAAACCCCGCGCCAAGGCCACGGGCAAGGTGGGCCGAATGCCGGCCACTGGTGGCGGCGCGGAGACGCCCAAGGAGATGGCGCTGCAGTACGAGGCGCTGATGTCGCAGAAGGACATCAAGCCCAAGGCAGCCCGCTCTGCGCAGGCCGAGCTGAAAGCTTTGGCCAAGAGCTACCAGCTCAAGAAGGCTGCGGCGGAGAACGCGGCCCGTGGTCTGATGAGCAACACCCTGGGTGCACCCACGTTGGAAAAACCCACCCTTGAGCAAGGCACGTTGACCACGCGCCGGTTTCAAAAAGGTGGTGAA